TATCAGAATATTCTGTAGACCTTCTTTTATATCTTCATTAACTATTTTATATTTTTCATAACCTAACACTTTATTCATATCAGGTATTACAAATTCAGCTTTAGTAGTGTAATCAGCGACAAGGACTCTTCCTACAGATTGATTATTAAGCAAGGATTGCATTGCTGATATATTTTTATGGTTAATACCCCCTTTACTAGGTTCTGTACCTAAAGTTATAAGCAATATAACATTTTCAATAGTTCTACAAATAGCTTGATCAATTTTTTTCATTTCTAATTTGAAGTTTATATCGTCAAGTACTGCAAAACCGAAAGGAACAGCGAATGGCTCATAATCTTGCTTCTTATAGAAAGAGTAAATTACATCCGTTGGATTCAATTGAATCTTTAAGCCATCTTGAGCCCATTGCCCATTTTTAATTTTATCTTGAGTTTCAGCATCCAGATTATCAAAAATCATTTTATCATGATCATTCTTGGGGTTTTGCAATCTTTCTAGCTCGTATTCAGAAAGTATTTTTTCATAAACTAATTGTTTCCAAGAGCTAGTTCTTTTAACAGTGACAAAGAAAGGATTTAGCAAAGTATATTGAACAGGTATTAAATTCTTCGCATCATAAGCAGTCGGGTAATTATATATTTTTTCTGTGTTTTTGTAGTTCAACTCATCATTACTAGCATAAGTTTGAAGTATTTTTTGAAAATCATCTAATTTAAACTTACCATTTATCTTGTAGTAAAATATATTACCACTTCTATAATATTCTCTGAAGTATTGATCTTTAACTCTCCACATCTTAACATACTTCATCCACTTATAGTAAAAATCTTTAGATTTTTGTGTGCCACCTTCTAATATTATTTCTGCATTAGAAAATTCAGACATTATATCTACAGCATTTCTAAATATAGCTACATTAGCGTAAGCTTTCTGACATAACTCTATAGCATCGCGAATGTTATAACCGTTTATAGATGACTCAAACGGCAATAAACCTTCTCTAATATTTGCATATTTATTTAACTTAGGCTGAGTTGCAACCCTATTTCTCCTAGTATTCGTGCTAGAGCCGCCACCAGTTCTAGAATAAGCAGCCGAAGCATCAAAATCGTAGAAAGGATCTCCTACTAATTGTGGTTCTGAAGACTCATTTCTAATCAAATCCTCTAAAGAAGAGCCCTTTTCGTCATTACCTTTAGAAAACTTATTCCAATAATTTGATTTTTTTGTATATTTACGAGCCATAGTATATAATATGTTACACAAAGTAACTTTAAAAGTGACTTTTAAACTTTTTAATAAATTTTAAGCGATAAACATTGGCGTAAACGTTTCGTTAATGTTTTCCACTTTTACTTGTTGCATATCATAATATACTTTAGTCAACCAATTTCCTAAAATTAAAGCAGAATAACTATCTTTTCTTGGTTTATCGGGACCAGTTTTTCTCCTTAGATTAGGAGGCAGATCGAAACTTTGTGTGCCTTGAGTCGTTGTAGTTATTTGTATTAAAGCACATTCTGTTTTTGTCAGTAAAATCATATCTGTCAAATGCTCAACAAAATCAATCATTTTAGCCTCCTCATTTTGTTTGTCTGAATCAGCCATATTCGAAAACTTTAAATTCAAAATGCCTATTTTCTTTTTAGTTTGAGCTCTAAAATTATCATCTATAGCTCTGCTTCCGAAAAATATACGTCTATGATCAAAGTTTGCTTGCAATAATTCGTTCGCAACCCTAATCCAACTTGAAGTAGGTTTTCGTAAAAATACGTATTTAAAATCAGATTTGTTGTATTCGTTTTTTGCTAGTAATAAATTCTGAGAATAGTCTTCAGGCTTTTCAAATTCTGTTGACATTTGTTTAAGATCTATATTAGCATCTTTAAAAAGCTCACTTTCGTTACAAGAGTTCATAAATTGAACGCCTCCATTATAATCCATGCAAACAGCAACGACATTAAAGTTTTGCAATATATATAAAAAATACTTAATATGATCTTTTAAAGAAGATCCTGATAAAGCATAAGAATGGACTAAAGTACATAATTTCTTTTCTTGGTTTAATTTTAGAACTTGAATAGCAAAATCATCAGAAGATTCTGTTTCTGACCAAGAAGGATCAACAGCCACGATGTATTCAGCATCAGAACGCCCTACTACTTCTGTAGAAGGAAGTTCCCCATCTGGAACGGTACACAAAGCCATTTTAGATATCTTAAAATACCCAGAGCTATCATCAGTAAANTGAGCTCCAAATTCTCTCATGAACTGTGATTCACTCATGGTAGCTTTAGCTTGATTAATAAGATTTTGATCGTACAACTGGACAGGAGCACAATCATAAGAAAATTGCATCACACACCTACGAGTTCTTTCACCTTTTTTAGGATTAAAAATTAGGTTCTCATATTGTTCATATAATTTATACAAATATTCAAATTTAAAAGAGGCAGAAGAAAGAGCAATCAATTTATTATTCGGCCATTGGTGTCTATCTTTTTCTTCCATTTTGCCCTGCTTAATTAAATTGTTCTCTACTTGATACAACTCTTCTCTTTGTGTAGGGTTCTGTACAACGGACAAAAACGGCACTATAACTTCATTATAAATGCGTTCAGGCATCAACAGGAACTCGTCAATAATAATGCGATGAAAACGGAAACCTCGCAGTTTTTCACCATCACCCAAAGGTAATGCTCGAATACGGCTTTTACCTATCTCCATGACCCACTCATCATTACTTTTTGAAACATGAGTAATACATTGCTTTAATAAATAAGCTTCTGGTTTTGCAGCGATATCTTCAATTTTTTTAAAAATCATTTTAGATTGCCGGAAAGATCTGGAAAGAATACCTGTTTCAACTCCTTGATTCAAAATAGCGTCTAAAACGGCATAAATTCCAGTTGTATAACTTTTACTCATACCGCGAGACCATACTCCTAAAAAATAATCACTTTCCAACATGCTTTTAATAGCCATATGTTGAAATGGGAACAATTGAACGCCAGTGATTAAATCTGTAGCAAAAGTTGTATTATTTCTTAAAAATTCATAAAATAAAAGTTTAGCTTCTCTTTCTTCTAAAAAACCTTTTTTCTTAAGTAAATCTTCATTGCTTATATATTCGTTTTTTCTTGGTATTTGGCTACCTGTTTCCCAGCTCATAATCTAAATAATATTGTATATCTACGTTCCATAATTCTTTGCCGTAATAAAGTAAACGAGGAATTATCTGCATAGATTTTTTTCGACTACCTGTAAAAATAAATTGAATTCTTCTCGGGTATTCATGTGTTAAGCTTCTCATGTTATGAAAAACGTATTCTAAATTAGATTTCTTTCTAAATTTACTTTGATTGCTTTTAATTTTATTAATGTCACTTTCTACAACAACAAATAAATATGATTCTAATGCAACAGCTTTTTCTATTTCCTTTTTAAACCTTGAAATCCCACCAGCCATTGTTCCTAAAAAATCAGATTCACTTTTTCTATCTACATAAGTGTATGTATATTCGCCATTATTTAATAAGTAATCTCCCACATATAATTTTTCTACCTTAGTTTTTTTAAACGGCAAAGGGTCCTGCTCTCTTGTGTCAACCAACATTTCGAAATCAATAGCCTTACAAGGTTCTATAAACTTTTTTGGCATAGGTCTATTTAACAAAGGTTCCAGACCTAACAAACTACAAGCTTTAGTGTAAGATTTAAAATGTTTTTTTAATATATTAATTGGAGGCAAATTCAAAGTATTCAACTCATTATGACAAGGACCATAAGAATATTTTTTTTGAGCTATTCTTTTTTGAAAAAGATCTAAACATTTAGCTTTAGCTAAATCACTCTCGACACTTTTCTCCCACAACAAAAACTCATTAAGATCCAAAAACTCTTTTGAAAAATAATCCTTTTTATTTAAAAAAGGTATTTGCTTCTTGTAGAATAAAGAAAATTTAGGATAATATTTGCAATAATATTCAGCTTGATAAAGGCCATGCTTTTTAATATGGGCATGTAAGGACTTATCTGTTTCAAATTCTTGATCACATACTTTACATTTTATCATATAGCATCTTCTTTTGAAATGCCTAATATCCTCGCTTTCCAAGAAGACATAGATTCAAATTTATCAGCTTCTTCCTGAATAGCTTGTTTCTGTAAATCAGCTATTTGAATCATCATTTGCCTTTCTTTTTCGTCTTGAAAAAGTTCAACTAGATTCAAAATAGAAGCATTCTTCTGATGATGCTTGTCGATTCTTTTAGCTCTTTCACCATTTAATTTCTGAATGCTTTGATCTATTCTTTTGGCACATTGATTATACTCTTCACTAATGGTTTTTAAAATCTCAGTTAACCTAAGTGTTAAATCATTTTGCTCTTGAGTTTCACTGAACATTTGGTTTACTTTATTTTTCTTAATATCTATTTGACGTAAATTAATATAATCCATGCATACATTGATATATAAATTAATTTCATCTATTGTTAAATCAGGTTTATCCCAAACCGAACGAACAAATTCTGCCTCAAAAAGATCTTTATCTGGTATAGAAGAATAAGCATCATAATTACCTATAAAACGAGGGCTAGATAAATAAACCAACAAACGTTCCAAAAATTTTCTATGTTGTAATGACAACTTACCTTCGTTTAAAGATTGACCACACCATTTATTGACCTTATTTAAAACAGTTTTTAAAGAACGAGGAACAGAATACTTTTGATTAATTCCTGATTCATTTTCAACCAAAAGGTCTGGATGGGTTTCTTTTATATATTTATGCACCGCTCTGTATTCAGCAGTAGCATAAAAATTTGCAGTTTTAGATGATTGAATTTTCGTCGCAAACAATAATTCAGTAATTTGCTTGGGGCTCATTTCTGATTGAATATTTTGCTCAATAAACTCTTTTTGATTATCTGAAAGTTCTTCTTTTACTGGTGAAAAAAACTGTTTCTTTTTTTTATCGATTATACCTGTTTCAACAAGATAATCTCTTACAAGTTTAGCTTGTTTAGACCGACCAGTTAATTTCTCCTTTTCAAACAAAAGTTTGGCTATAACAACATAGTCGTTTAAACCATCTTCTATTTTTTTATTTATAAAAATCTTATCTTTATCACTTAACATATCTATCCTGAAAATAAATCGTTTTCATCTATTAATTTTTCAGCTTTAACGTAAAGCATTTTTTTCAAATTCTTTATTTGTTTGTAACCCGCTTTTCTACCTTTTTCATTAGTTTTAAAATTTAATATTTTTGCTACCTGATCATCACTCAAGAAATCTATAAAAAACATTTTATAAACAAAAAACTGCTTGTCAGTTAAGCAGCTTTTCATTAATTCGTGCAGTCTAGCTTCTGCTGTTTTATAATCATAATCTTTAGTTGATTCAAATGACATATAATAGTTTTGATGATTTTCTAAACTAACTGTCATTTTAATATCAAAAGCTGGTTTCTTTAATTTTTCCCACTTGGCGTAAAGAGGGCATTCGCTTGATTGGACGCCACTAGAAGTAAACCCACAAGAGTTTTCAAAAGTTATTTCTATACCCTTACTTGTATTAAAAGGGCAAGATAAACATGGTTTAGCAAAAGAAGTATAATTATTCCTTATAATATTTTTTATTTGATTTGTCGCAATTCTATTTACCCAAGGCTCTATAGGTCTTGATTGATCCCACAAATGCCACTTCTTATATATATGCAATTTTATTATTTGCTCTATATCTTCGAAATCAAACCAAGCTATTGCTTTTAAACGCCATTTAGATTTTCTTTTTTTGATTACATTATTAATGACCTCATACATGTCCTCAAATTTTTTTTCATTATGTTTCATTAATATCTAATATTTTCCGAACTGGAGCACATTCTCTTAATGATTCTGATAATAACTCTTCTTTAGACATAGTTTTATTTACCCCAGCAGGCCTTTTAATTTTATTACCTTCATCAACTGGATTAGCATTAAAAACTTCTTCAGCTTTATAAACATTATTGCCACCATTATCTATTTCATAAGCTAAACCATTAGGCTTGCGAAAAGTTTCGACAGAATCTTCTTGAACCTGAGAAGGTCTGTTAACATTTTGTGGCGTATTTTGTCGAGATAAAGCCGACAAAGCGCTACCACAAGATGAGCAAAACTTTGCTCCAGCCTGATGTTTGCTTCCACATTGAGAACAATAAACACTACTCATGCTATATTATATATTTTATTTATTATTTATCTAGTTTCTTAAAAACATGCACTATATACTTCAGGATTTCACTCCTGACTATATCTTCTTCTTCAAACTGAAAACAGTGAATACCTTTGGATTCACTTTCTTCACTTTTGAATAAATTATATATTTTAGTAAAACCTGATTTTGTGCCAATATCTGATTGCATAGAATCACCACATATAAACATTTTAGTATCTTCACCAATACGCGTCAGAAGCGTTACTAATTCCTTTGTGGAGTAGTTTTGAGCTTCATCTGCTATAATCACCTTATCATTCCATGTAGCTCCTCTGAGGAAGTTTACAGGAAAAGCTTCGATATAGCCTTGGTCTTCTAAATATTTAGATTGGGTTACTGGCAACAATTCATCTAACTTATCATATAAAGGCATCATAAAAGGATTAAACTTTTCATCCACCGTTCCGGGCAGAGACCCTAAGCCTCTTTCTCCAGCTTCAGCAATAGTTCGAATGTATTTTATTTCATATTTTGGATTTGCATTTAAAAGATGTAATGCTGAATAAACAGATAAGAAAGTTTTTGATGAACCTGCGACACCATTAATAAAGATAATTTTTGTACCCCTGTTAAACGCTAGCTCCACTAAACTTTTTTGTTTTTCTGACAAATCGAATTTTTTAATTTTTAAATTGACTTGCCTAAAAACATTATCTTCTAAGACCTCTTTTATTGTTTCTTTTGGTTGTCGCCTTTTTTTTGTTGACATATTATAATTGATTATACACTATATATATATGGTTTTCCACTGCCTTAGTGTTCCTTATACAGCAACAAACAAAAACACTTCATTATGTGCTTTTGTTCAAAAAGTGTATAAATTTTGCGAAGAAATGACTTTACGCGGCCACACCGTTTATCATTACGGCCATAAAGACTCTGAAGTAATATGCACAGAACATATAACTGTAACTGATGATGATATTTTAAGAAAAAGCTATAAAAATTTAAATGAATGGAAAGAAAAAGGTTTTGATCAAAATGTATCAAATGAAGCTGTTCAAACATTCAACCAAAACTGCACGACAGAACTAAACAAAAAAATAAAAACTAATGAAGAGTTTATTTTATGTTGGTTTGGTTACGCCCACGAAACCTGCGTAAGAAATTTTAAAGATCGAGCGATAATTGTAGAACCAAGCATCGGTTACGATTCTATGTTTGCAGATATAAAAATATTCGAAACTTATGCTCAAATGCATAAGATGCACGGAATGTCAAAATCTAACGTTGAATTCAATAAAGAATTTATAGTTTACCCCGGTTTCAAAAAAGAAGACTTTTTATTCAAAGAACAAAAATCAAATACAGCTTTATTTTTAGGTAGAATAACAGAACATAAAGGCGCTAGAGCTGCTTATGATATGTGTAACGCTATAAAGCAAGAAATATTTTTCGCTGGCCCTAATATATTAAATTTAAAAGACACTAAATATTGTAAATTCTTAGGATTCGTAGGCCCAGAAAAAAGAAAGCAATTATTAGCTGATGCTAAATTTTTATTAGCTCCTAGTTTTTTTATAGAGCCGTGTAACTGGACTGTCATAGAAGCTCAATTTTCTGGTACGCCAACTGTTACAACAGATTTTGGAGGGTTTACAGAAACAGTTAAGCAGGGCTATACAGGTTTCCGGTGCGCAACTTATGAACAATTTAATTTTGCTATAAGAAAAGGGTACAAAGAAATTAATCCAGAAAATTGCTTAAAAAATGCTTCTCACAATTTTACCATACAAATTCAATGCAATCAGTACGAAATGGCTTTTAAGTCTTTGATTCAACAATAATCTTTATAGGATTTTTCCTCTAAAAACTCAGAACCAGTTTGCAAATTTATTTCTTTTTTTATTTTTGATCGTTCATCATTTGTGTAATAAACTGCACGGGCTAAATCAACGAATTCATCGTCAAACTCTTTGTTTTTCTCTTTTAACCTAATAGAGTCTTCAATATTCCATAATCTTAAATTTATATTACTTAACGCTTCATATAAATCAAAAGGAAAAATATCATCATCTTTATCAAGGATGTCCATAGAAACAGTTTTTAAAAACTTGTATTCTTTAATTATATTATCTTTTTGTGATTGATTTTTTATAAAACGCATTTTCAATTCTAAAATTGATAATTTGTCTAAAATTTCTCCATTTGAAACCTCTATTTTCATTTATTATTATCTTTAATTAAAGTATCTATTTTCTCTTTTACCATTTCAAAAGAAATTTTCCTTGAACATTCAAAACTTTTACCTTCCGGGCACCACATCCAATCTGAAAAATTAAATTCGACAGAAGGATTGTTCCAACAACCATTACAGACATTTTCATTGATAACTCTGTAAGGAGTGCTAAATTCGGCGTAAGATTTTGAGAATCCAGAAATCATAACAACTGGTTTATTACAAGCCCAAGCTAACCATGACAAGCCCGAACCTAAACCTATAAAAAACTCACAGTTGTATAAATCATCAATTCTGTTTTGCAAAGATATATCTCCGGTTTTATCTATACAATTATTTGGTATCTCGTTGAAATGACCTTTAATTCCGAAACTTTTATCTTTATCTATACAAACAACATGATATCCTAAAAACTTTAGATATTTTACTACTTTTTTCCAACCGCTTTTATTATTCCAATATTTCGCTTGAAGCGTAGATTGAGTAGCTATACAAACATATTTTTTAGAAAAAACTGAAGGGCGACTTTTTTTCACCAACACAGTTCTTTCTTCTTCATAAGGAATATTTAAAAGCCTGCATGCAACTTCCTGCAAAGACGCGTCATGAAAATTAGCAGGAGTATTATAAAATAATTTTATAATTGATTCTTCTGATTCAGGTTTTTCATCCCAGTCAAAAAAATTAACAAAATCATATTTTTCTCTATCAAAAATTTCTTTATATGGAGTATAAAAATTAACTTTAGTGTTGTTAATCTTAGCGTATTTTTGTACCATAGGTACCCAACCTATACAATCGCCTAAAGATTGCGAATTGTTGACTATATCAATTATGCTTTTCATGATAAATCATTCTCTATAAGATTATCGATAGCTTTTTGAACTTTTTCAAAAGGAATTTCTGTTGAACATTCAAAATTTTTATTTTCTGGACACCACATCCAATTTGAAGAATCGAATTCGTGACCTTTATTCCAACAGCAGTTACAAACATTTTTGTTTTGTATGTAATAAGCCGAATCAAAATGATAATTAGCCTCTAAAAATCCGCATATCATGATTACAGGTTTACAACAAGCCCAAGCCAACCATGATAACCCAGAACTCAGCCCTATAAAAAACTCACAATGATGCAAACAATTTACTATATCACTGAGAGATTCACCCGCATAATGTATACAATTTTCAGGTATAGAATTTTTTTTCTCAGTATTGCCAAAATAGTGATCTCTATCTACACAAATCACTTCGTAACCTAATTTTTTGAGATACTCTATTGTTTGATCCCAACCTTTTTCATTGTTCCAGTATTTTAATTGAGAAGTAGAATGAGTAGCTATGCAAATATATTTTTTCTCAAAAGGCCTTTCTTTTATAAAAGATTTATTAAGAAAAGGCTTTATGCTTTTATTTAATTTCGGAATACCTAAAACATCACAAGCTAAATCTTGAAGCGGGACTGCTAATGATTTTTTATCAAAACAACCTATTTTTTTTATGTCGAATACTCTGCTGATTTTTTCTTTTTCGATGTAAGGTTTAAAGTTGATATTCGGATATTTATTTTTATCAAAAAGATTGCTACGAGGAGTAAAAAAATTAACTTTTTGGTTTTTTATTTTTGTAAATTCATCTACCACCGGTAACCAAGCTAGAACATCACCTAAACTGCCAGATTCATTAATAATATTCATGGATTCTGGCCAAAAAATCTTAACCTTCGAAGTTATACAATTATAAATGCGAATTTTTAATCTTTTTTGACTGGAATTACAAGAAGTCCACATATTATTTGATATTTTAGTTTTGTATAGAGTTTCTAAAGTATCTACGCAAATAAACTCTACATCATAATCGCAAATCTCTTTACCTAAAATTTCTAATTTCACAAAGTCCTTTTCTTGCGTGACTTCAAAATTATTACTATCTAAAACAGAAAATTTGCTATCCATCGAATAAATTTGTTTTTGCTCTTTTATGTAATTAAATAGATTATCGCCTTCAATAAATTTAATATTTTTATTTTCAGAATACTTTAATTGCAAAGCATCTAATTTTGAAACAAAACAAGGCATGCTCCAAGAAAGAGCTTCTTTTATCGAAATAGGATTTAATTCGTTTTTAGAAGGCATCACGAATAAATCCATGCAAGACATGAATGAATCAACATCATCTCTTTCTCCCCATACTTTACAGTTTTTCTGTTCCTTATCTATTCCGCAGTTATTTATAAAACAAGTATTACCTACAAAATGAAATTCTACAGGTTCATGAATAAATTTTTTAGCTAAATCAAATGTAAATTTTTGATTTTTATTGTTATGAAATAACCCTACTTGTAAAACATGATATTTTTCAGGGTCCAAACCTAAAGATTTCAACTTTTCAATTCTATTTGGTCTTTTTTTATTAATTATTTCCATTTCTACTATTTTTTTAGGAATATCTAAATGTTTACTAATAGATAAATGATAAGTAGAACAAAAATGAAACTCGTCAGGTTTTAAAACCTTAGTTTTATAATCGAAAGAAGTGTCATGATTTGTTTCAAAAACCTTAAACTTTCTTTTTTGATTATACAAGAAGTTTTTCAGTTCTTCTGTTAAACTTTTTAAACTAAACTGTTCTGCTATTTCGTTTAAATGAATATAATCAGGATTAATTTGTCTTATTAAATTTATAAGATCTTTTGATTTTTCACGATAATGTTCGTCAGAATCTCTAAGAGTAGCGTAAGAATAAAAATTATCCTTGCCAACCAATTTTATAATTTCGTTTCTTTGAACAACGTAATCTCCATAATAACAATATTCAACAACGAACGTTTTATAATTTTGGCTTTTATACTTTTCAATTAACCATTTTAGATATTGAGGAGAACCGCCAGTAGATAAATGCGGAGCTAAAAATACTATTTTTTTAATCTTTTTTTTTGCAGCACTAAATGTTATTAATCCTGCAGGATCTGGCCCTGCATCTATAGAAAACTCAAAGCCAGTTTCTTCAAGAAAATTTTTCATATAACTTCCTTGTTCCGTATCTAAAGAAAAATGAATTTCTCCGACAACTTTATTAACTTTGTCTTCAAATATTTTTCTATTATCTTCATGCAAAATGAACAACTCACCACCTTCACAATCAATTTTTAATAAATCAATTTTATCTATATTATTTTCTTTAAGAAAGGTTTCAAATTTTTGAGTTTTGACGGTTTTACAAGAATGAGAATTAAAACTTGTTCTGCCTGAATGTAAAGTTTTTTCCAACATAGATCGCCCAGAATTATCATAATCCTCATCTATAAGGAAACTATCAGTTCCATCGTGATCAGATATTGCGATATTAGATATATGCAAATTATTAATTACGTTGTTTTTATCAATAGACTTAAATTTAGATATGTTTTCTTCGTTAGGTTCTACCGCGTATATTTTTTTAGCGCCCTCAAGAAAGGATTTTACAGAAAATAAACCTACGTTAAAACCTATATCTACCACAACATCATCTTTTAAAACTTTAACTAAACCTTTATCATAATTATTATCTATAAACACTTCAGAAAGAACGCCTAAAGACACACCAGACAAATTAAAATTTTGTAATTTGTTACTTAATTCAAGCAAGGGGCTCGAAGGGTTAAAATGAGGATAAGAAAAACTTTTTTCAAAAACACAAGAATTGTTTCTCGAAATTTTTACTTTGAAATTTTCATTCATTTTAGATTTTGCAAAAGTAAAATCTGTCCAAAAATCAACTTCTGCATGAGAAATGTTTACTAGCTCTTGATACATTACAATCCCAGAACTTTCTTCTTCTATAGCAATATTGTATTTGCCAATATATTTAGAACTTGATAAACTATAATTTAAAGCTAAACGATCATTCTCGTAAGAAAAAGTTACATAATTAAACACATTATCTTTTTCAACTATTTCGTTTATTACGAAATCAAAAACCTTTTGTGGACTAGGATGGCATTCAAATTTAGGTTTATTCTCCAAACAATTAATGATCGGAGGAACACTATTTACAGTTCCCCACTCTTTTATACCATAACTGACATCAGACCCGCAAAACAAATCACAAGGTCCTTTTATATATTCATATTTGTAATCTTGGCTTCCTTCTCTATAAGGAGCTCTTAATTTTGGATGAATAGAAGATCCCAATTGAACAATATGAGTATCTGTAGTTCCAGCTAAATGCAATAAACCTGAATCCATGGTTATTACAGCTTTAGATTTATTAATTACGTGCCAACATTGAGAAAGAGATAATTTATTAGTTAAATCTATACCTTTTTTTACCTTTAAATCCTGAGTTTGTTTTTCTACTATATGAAAACCCACTTCTTTACTATTTTTTCCTAATAAAACTATAGGTAAACCTTCTTCTTCAAAACGATTTATTAATTCTTGCCAATTTTCTTTAGAATATGTTCTCGAAGGCCAAGTTTCACAGGTATGCAAGCAAATGTACCTTTCAGGTAAACCTTCTATACCTTCATATTCATTAGCAACATAGTCGTAATGCATTTCTCCCTCTAAAAGGGTAAAACCTAAATCTAAAGCATGAAACTGTCTTATATCAATTGTATTGTGTTTTTTCTCAATACCTAAAGATGACTTTTGATTCAAAAGAAAAGTTTCAAACACTTCTTTGTCTTTAGGTGTTTTTAAATTATCAAATTCTTCGAAAGAGTATAGATTGTCAATATATTGATTGTTTATGAATATATCTTTAATGTGTGTTACTACATTAATTCTGGTTTTGTAAGCTTTATTTAATTTTCTTAAAAGAGGTGTTGCAGCAAGAGTATCCCCTAATGAAGTCGAATGTATCTTTAAATAGAGTTTCTTTGTTTTACTCACAATTAAGTTATAAACTTCTTCGCTAAATTTTCCATGTAAAAAACAAAGATTTTTCATATTCTTTTTGGCCGGAATAGTGCAAAATGCAGAAATTCTCTGAAGCCCCTCTAAAGGGTTTTTGAGTTTATCAAACATGACTTCAGCTTCGCCTAAAGATTCAGGAACGTTAATGATAGCTCTGTCAAGATTTTTCACATCTTTAATTTGCCATAATAAACAATTAATAGCTGTTTCTTCATGGTAAGGAGCCAAAAACCTCCAATCTTTAGTTATCAGATCAGAAAAACATAAATCCTTCCATTTTTTAATAAAAACAGAACATTCACTGTTGAACAGAAAAACTCCTGTTTGCAAATAATTTAATGTACGAGAATTAATATCATAGCCTAATTTTTTTAATAAAGGAGCCTCTAAAGTTAATTCTAAATTTATTTTGCCGTCATCTGAAAAAGGATTACCCCTGCCGTCTTTCATCATGAATTGCTGACAACCAAGATTAAGCAAAGGATAATTTGTCAAAATATCTTTTTGAGCAAAAACATTGTCACATTTTTCATTAGCAAGACAATCAACATCTAAATAACAAAACAAAGAATCTTTATAACTTGCATGAATATCATTAGATAATAAGACATCAACAATAAGAGGCTTCAAAAAAACAAAAAAATCTTTATTTAATTCGCCGTGCGATATATTAGAGAAATAATCATCAAGATTGAACTTAATTGATATTACATTATCAAATTTACTTTCATAATCAAAACCAACAGTAAAAAATATAATCTTATTACTAGAATAAGTTTTTAAAGATTCAAATAGCCTTTCAGCATATTTTAAATACTTTTCATCACAATGCGTTATAAAATAATTCATGTCAATACTTATTGAATTTTACATGCAACTCTTCATGCTTTAAAACTATACCATTTTTCTTGATAATAATATTAAAAAAAGATACAGTGCTTAAATCAATATTAGTAGCTACATAATAATCTCCAACTAAATTTGCCACGCAGGAATAAACTAAATCGTTTTCACTGTTAGTGATTTCTATTTGATAATTATCAGGATCAGTTATACCAACAAAATGAATAATATTTTCAACTTCATCATATATAATATCGCAAATATATAGATCATCTACAACACTTTTATGAATAGCAGGTAATCGCAAATTTCTTTTTTTATAAAATGTTTTGTTTATTGTTAAATTATCTTGCGAGTCAACTATATATCCACATTTAGCTTCTTGTTCTCCAGCATATTTTATGTTTTGATTGTGTATTTTGTCTTTTACCCTCGGGTCATCCTGTATCCAAGAATAATGATCTATAAAAGCAATGTTCTTATTTATTATGCCAATATTATCTTGTGAAAAAGGATCAATATTATCGCCATTGTTATATTGAATATTACAGTCAAAATAAAAACCTTTAAGCCCTCCCCTCCTATTCGCCCAATACAATGAAGATTTACTAAAACCATCATCAATCCAATACGGGTGTTTTATGTAATAATTCTTATAAAATAAATTATAACAATCATAATTAGGATTCTCTTTAATATAAGATATGATATTGTGTATATCTTTTTCTGTATATATCTCATCGCAATCAATTACCCAAATTAAATCGACTTTCTGATCTAATAAATAATAGAGCATGTAATTGCGCCCCTGCTCTTCTGACCATCTATTTTCTCCACATGAATTTAATAAGAAATCTAAATTTTTTCCCAACAATTTAAGTAAAGAATGAGAACCCTTCATATCATCTGGCTCTTCAGGAGATAATATATACCTACCATTAGTTGCAGCTAATACTAAATTTAATTCTTTTTTTAACTTCAGCCAAGGCTCTATACATTCATCAATATATGCAGCACAATTATAAGCTGAAAATAAAACCCCTATTTTTAAGTTGTTTGACATTTTAATTTTCTAATTGTTTTATATGTTCTACTATTATAGATGTAAAGAACTCAGTGAAGCCTCTTTTTTTTATACTGTCGCAAATTTTTTTATTAGATATATATCTACCTGAAAACTCGCAGGTAAAGTATTTTCCGTCCAAATCAGGATCGCGCACTTTTCTGTAAAAATCTTTAGATTCTAAAACTACTACTTCCATAGCTGACATATCTTGCGTGTATTCATCGAAACTTACAGAATGATAATACGTTCCTTCGTCATCAGGTATTGCTGCTTGTTTTTCTCTGTTTTCATCTAAGTATACCATTAAATAATCCATATTATATATTATACAAATAAGGTGGGCGGTTTTAAAATTACACCAGCTTCTTTTTTTTTAAGTGCAGAAACTTTTATCAGGTTTTTTTTGTTTTGTTTTTTTTTATTAATAGGGGGGGATAGGGTTATGCTTTTTTTTGTTTTGTTTAGTTTTGTTTAGTCTGGTTGAAAAATGAAATACATATTGAAGAAAATGTCCCCCCCCCGATCTGTAGAAATTAGTTGCCGAAAAAGTTTTTAAAAAACGGGGGGGTATTGGCACGGCAATTGCTTACGCCTCTTCATGTTCGATGAGTAAACCATAGCCAAGAATATCCTTGACCATTTCGTTTACGTCTGTATCGCCTGCCCTCAAATCCTCGTTGCGAATTACTCTATCGCGGAAAGCCTGCTTCTGATCCTCTGTGCGAGAAGCTGCTTTTTTAGCTTGGCGATTTAAGAATGATTTGAAATCTTTATTTTCCATGCGTTAAGCATAGGTGAAAAACCAAGACAGCGCAAGTCTTTTTTATTATTATTTTTTAATGCTCTGGATAGATTACTTCATCGACAGTTGAATCCCAACATGCGCGGCAATCTCCGCAAGCATTGCCTTGCTTGTATGCAACGCAAGAGACCTTTGACTTGTCATTAGATACAGCGGAAGATAAGACGCCTAATCTTTTTGCATAAGATTTGATGGATTGTTCTACTTTAAAAGCTGACAAGCGAATAATAAAATTCAATGGTCTTTTTCTTTCTTGCAATACTT